ACGAAAAACCCCACTGTTTAGTAGGATTTTTACATTTTTGGTGGAGATAAGCGGGCTTTTTATAATACAATATATTGTATATATTTTGCTTAATAAATATACCATATAAGGTGTGTGATAATATTTTGATAGCATTTAATATGAAAAAAGACCGCCCACAACAACGTGCGAACGGTCTTAATTTTAATGATTTTTGGATGTTATTTTACAGCCATAAAACGCGCCATTATTTGAGAATCTTCGGTGTTATAAACTACCGTCGGCACATTCGGTACAGGCGGCTCGGCAATTTGTTTTTTATTTGCGGATTCCTCTGCTTCTTCTTTTGCCACACGCGCACGGATTTTTTCGACGATTATATCTTGCGGTATTTCGATTTCAAATCGCTTGGATTCCGAAACATCGGTCAAATTCACGCGTTCGTTGAATTGCGAGAAAATGCGCAACTTCTTTTTGACTGTTGCCCTGCGGCGTTCCATAATCGTGTAGCCGAACGACACACCGCTATACACGGCGATGAGCAACGACACCAGTTTGAACACCAAAGGCAAAATCATCTCTTTTGTGAACCCTTGAAATGAAAATGCGAAATCAAACGCGATAGCCGAAAACGCGATTATAGATAATGCTTTGAAGCCGAGTTTGCGCGCCGTATAACGCCCCTTGTGGACAAGCAAGTCATATTCGTCGTCTTTGCTCGCAACGTCACTCTCGCCCGCTACAAGTTGATTGAACGTAACCTTGTGATATTTCACTCGGATAGGGCTATCCCAAACCTCTTGCGGTGAAAGCAACAACATTCTTTCGAGTTTGCGTATACGCTTTTGGTGCTTCGCCCGGGTGCGGTTGAGTTTACGCTTTATAGCCGTAACATACGCATTATACTTGTTGCGCTTGTTTATTTGCTCTATAAACGTTTCAAGTTCAACGGTGTGGTTCTTCGACATCAACTCGACGTATTGCTCATCCAAAGCGTGAACACGGTCTATAAAATCCTTGTCGTGTTTCTTGCGAGATTCTTCGGTTATGTTGGACATAGAAAGCATTAAAAGGAATGTAGAAACACCCATAAACACTTTTTGCGCCCAGTATTCGAGCGAGTTGCGGAAAGTCGCATTGTATTTATCAATGACGAATATACCGATAAGCATAACCACCAACGCAACGCCGAGCGAAATGAACGAGTTGAGCGTTATCTTTATCCCCGAATATACTTTCCTTTTTTCATCGTTTGCCATTATTCATCACCGTCCTTTTCTATCTTTTTGAGCATATCGTGTTCTTCCACAAATATCGTGAGCAGATGCAGACTGATTTTCCCGATAAGAGAACCTGCTACCACGCTCAACAATATAAGCAACTGCTCTATGGCTTGTTGAAACGCTCCTATAACGCTCATAAGAATGAGAACGGGAAAAAGTGCGACAACGTAGTCGAGGTTGTCAATAATCTTTTTCTTGTGCGCCACACGCTTTATGAGCAATTCGTTCGTCGGGTTCGTTTCGAGGTCTGTCTTTTGCTGAACGTAGCCTTGTACATAGCGGTCGTACTTTTTGCGGAAAATCCCGAAAAGCACGCTTGCCAAAATTGCCACAGCGACGAGCGACCAAAAACTCCCTTTGCTCGTTGCGGTCATCGTGTACTGCAGTGTATCTTGATAGCAATAAGCCGCATACCCTGCCGTTGGGGCGATGAGTACGGAATATTCCGAGACAAGCAATATCAAGGACTTTACATTGTGTTTCATACTCATCACCGCCTTAATACATTAGTTTTTGCGGCTCTTCAGTAACAACGGGTTGCTCTTCTTTTTGTTCTCCCTTTTGCGACACAACGAGTTTTGCCTGTTCGAGCAACGGGATAATCGGCAGTTTTTTCAACTCGTCTGCCAAAACGGCATTGAGTGTTTCCCTCGATGCCAACGACGGGGTTTTGAACTCGGAAAGGACTTGCCCCTCTGCTACCAAAATCGCCGAGAGTTTGTTCATCTGCGTTGCAATGTTGTTGAATTGTTCCTCAATCGCCGTCAAACGCTTGTTCGTAGCCTTGTCAATCATCGCTTCGGCTTCGATGTTCACTCCGCCCGAAATCGCCGCAAGAACGCTCTTTGCCGCACTTTCCGCAATCTCTGCCTTGTCGGATTCGTTCAATTTGCTGACTTTCTTCGTCTTGTACGTGCAAATTGCATTTACAATAGCCTTGACGATAACCGTAATGACGGTTGCGCCAACACCGCTTGATAGGAACGCTACAACGTAGGTCATAATTTGTTCAGTTGACATAATATACTCCTCTGCTCGTGCCTGTACGCCGACGTGAGCGTGTAGATTTTTTTTAGCGTGCGTACCCGCTTTGGTTTAGTTGTCTTCCAACGCGCGTTGCAAATCTGCGACCTCTTGTGCGGTACGGTCTGCAAGTGCTTTGGTTGCGTTGAGTTGCTCTTTCAACGTTTGGATTTCCGCGTCCTGCGCTTCGATGTGTTGAAGCAACAAGTCAAATTCGGGGTGTCCTACTAACGAGGCTTCTTTGCTGTAAAGCACTATTGGCTCAACGACGAACGTTTTGACGATTCGACCGCAAGTGCAGAAGTTGACCTCGCAATCGAGCCTGCCGTGTTTAACGACCTCTCTCGGCACGATGAACGGATTTTCGGCAACGCGATATTGTTTGACCGTGTCGCCGTTTTTGAAGTTGATAAGCACGTTTGAAAGTGCCAAAGTTGAAACGAGGTTCATCCTCAAATCTTCGTTTTCGCCCAACAAAAAAGGCTCTCGCGTTGAGAGCCTGCCGTGTGTTTTGTCGAGCGTTATAGTTACGTCTACCATATGCACCCCCTAATCTTTGTTCGCTTCGATACCGCTGACCATCGTCAAAAGGTCGTTAAACCTCTGTGAATGATTGCGCTCGTCGGCGATGATTTCCTCATAGTTTGAGACAATCGTGTCGATTTGTTCTTCGGTCAACCCTGCCGTTTCCGCAAGTGTAAGGATTTCAGCAAGGTCGTTGAAATAATCCTTGTTTGTGTTTGCCTCACCCTCTGCGCCGTGCGATAAGATTGCCGAAATACGCAACGTTGCGTTTACTTGTTCGTCCATAGTTATACCCCCTTAATGTTTAATTCGGTCTTTGCCTCGGCTTTGCACAATTCGCAAAACGCGTTATACTCGGCAAATTCTTCGGGCTTGGTTTCACGTTGTCGCAAAATGGCAAGTTCTGCACTCACGCTATATCGAGTGCGGATTTTGTTTTCGACAAGTTGCGGATAGTCAATCGTGACTTTGATTTCGGCAAGTTCTGCCGTTTTATCTCTTTCGACGAGTGCGCCGTTTGCGATTGCATAGTTTGCAATGCCGTTCTCGTCATACACTTGATAGCGTTGCGCGCCGTGTCTTTCGGTGTTTGTTTCGTCAATGCAAATGTCGTTTTCTGCGGGCGTTTTGAACGCCTCGCTGAATATGTCAACGACAATGCCGCTCTCGTCGACGTGTGCATAGATTTTGTTGTATTCGATATATTCGTCCATAGTTCACCTCTTATATTTCCGCGTCGAATGCCAATATGCCTATATTATTGTTTCCCGAATTTACCAATCTCGCTGCGCAACCATTGCCAGCAGTAGCACCAGTTACGTTATAGCGTAACGTCACGGCATTATTATTTGTGCCGAGCAGTGTGACTGCCGTCGGTGTATAACTATTGTTATCGCCTAAAAGCGTGAGCCTTGATAAATCGCCTAATATTAGTGTCGGTGCTATTCTTAATGTTGTCGGAATCGGGACAGTAATATATGCGAGTGTAGTATTGTAAAAAACGCCAGAGCCGATTAAATATGACCCTAAACCATTTCTTCCGACATCAAGATAATACCTTTGGCATTTAACCAACTCCTCTGCAATATTCGGTGGTGAAAACTCTGTTACAACCGAGCCGACTTCCAACTTCCACCAAGATATTATAGTATCATTTGGATTCGCAATAGTTAACGTTACTTGCAAAATGCTATCATCTGCTGTTGACGGCTTATACTTTGTAAGTTGTATATTGCAATTTATTACTCCTACTGTAAAATCCTTGTTTAAGAATACGCTTGTCGAATCCTCACTAGGTATAAGTACAGGAATCACAATTCCGCCAACTACTCCGTTTATGCAACAAGAAAATGTAAGTCGCTTCCCCACGAGTGCAGTTGCGTATTCTACGATCTGTTGAATATATGGATTGCTTTGACCGCTCAACACGTTTAATTTTATGCCACCGCCTTGAAGTGGTGTAATAACCGACCTATTAGAGTATGTTCTATCGACTGTGTATATTTTTGAATTGCAAGTGTATTCACTCCGCCCTCTTTGATTGATTACAAAGTTCGGGTTTATGAGCAAGTTGGGATTTTGGACGATACCATTTACGGTATTTTGAGTATAACCGTCTGTTTCGCTCGTGCCGGGCGTGTTAGACAATTTCGCGTCGCCTATACCCGAATCGCCCTTTTGTCCTTTGATATTTGAAAACTTGAAGTTGAACACGGGATTTTCTTTCGTGCCGCTCTTTTCCACTTCAACCGACGGCGTGCCAACAGTATTGTTGACTTCCGCAACCGCTGAAACATCGGGCGTTTTGCCGACTTCGCCTTGTGTACCTTGTATACCTTGCGGAATTCCGAAGGTGAAGTTCGTCGGATAGTTACCCTTGCTATCGGGCGTTGTGGATTGTTCAACCGCAACACTTGCTTGTTGATTTGCGACAAGTGTGTTCGTCTTCACCGTTCCAACAACAAACGGTTGCTTTGCGGCAAGGCTTGCGTTCTGCGCGTAATACTGGTCAAGCAAATCCAAAAGTTGTCCGAGTTCGTCCTCTGTTGCCGTCGTAGGCGGAATCGGCAATGCGGAATACTCAACAAGAAACGATGACGTGTACGTCGTTTGGTTGATTGTTTCTTGCGCTTGACCGCTCGTTCCGTCGTTAAGCAAGACATTGAACGATACGCCGACTTGTCCCTCTACTTCCGTTACGTTATACGGCACGGCAAGTTTCCAACGGTGGACTTGCTTTTGGTTGCTCTCGTCAACGCTGTACGCACCCACATACGACATAGGCAGATAGGCAGTCGTCAATCCGTTCGGCAACGTGAACGCGACTTGTATCGCCGCTTGCGCAGGTGAAATCAGCGTAAACAACTCAACGTTTGCTACTTTGTTCTGTCCTTGATAGACGTGGTCGGTATCAGAGCGTGTGACCGTGCCGTCCAAGTTCAAAAAGAAAAGCATAATTTTTGTCTCCTTATAATTTATTTTTTGTATAAAAAGACCCCCGCTCTGAAACGAGGGTCTGTCATACTTTTTTAAGTTTTCGGCACAAGGTCGCTTGTCTTAACGTATCCGTCAACGACATCGTACGCTTGTCGGGTCGCAACTCTGTATTGCGCTGTTATTTCCTGCGTTCCAGCTGGAACTGCAAGCAGGGATATAACCTGATTGCCCGATATGTCGTAACTCTCACCCTCTTGAAGAACAATGCCGTCAGCCATAAGTGTTAATGTATTGTCCATAGCAAGATATTTGAGGGTGATTGTCGTAGGCTTATCGGCATAAGAGAACGTTTCGTTGAACAAACACGAATAGCGATTGATTTGAGCCGAATAAATGAACGAGTATTCAGCGTCGAGAGGTATAACGCCCGAAGCGAGCCTCAATTTGCCGACGGGATTGCCGCCTGCGTTCGTAGCGTACACGTTGGTATTTGCGGGCGCAATCATCAACACGTAATCGTTAGCCTCACTCGGAACCGGCGAAAAATACAGCGCGTCGGTGGAATCACCGTAAGCAAGCGTGACGTTTTGCCCGAACAGCATTTCATACCGTCCGTTGCCTTTCCACTTGCACACCGCATAAGCCTTTGCTCCGTCACGGCGCGGACACGTTCTGCTATCCCACCTAAACACACCGTCAACAATCGTGAAAGGTTGGCTATCGGTCAGCAAACCTATGCGCTCAAAATAGCCTACATCGGTATTAATGCTACCTAAATGGAGACTGTCGTTTATGTATTGATTCAAGCCGTTGATAGTATGGTCAAACCAAACCACGTATACCGCCGCTTTCGCAAGTGTTGGCTCTGTGTCGGTCACGAGTTTGCAGAAGTCCGCAAGACCCGTTCCGACAACTATGTCGTCGCTCTTGGCAATATAGTGGACTTGATACGTCACGTCGATTTTTTCTCGACTGTCTTTGTTGATTTCAAGCGCGCCGTCGGTTAGAAGATAACTTACGAGGTACGAATCTACAAGTGCTTTGCTGTGGTCGCCGCTATACCAGTTGAACTCGTTATCTTGCGGATAGAGTTTTGCATATCCGCCGTCGGCTTGTGCGGCAAGATTCGGTGTCCACCCCTCGTTGTACATCGCGAAGTGAATGTGACTTACCTCACCGTATACGTCGGTGTACGGCACTAAACGTTGCGCCGCCTTGTTTTTTTCATTCTCGTAATCGTCAGAACTTTGATAGCCTGCGCCGTAGTTGTCGTAGAACGAGAAGTTGAAGCATATCGACGTGCCAAAGGGGAACGCCACGACGGGCAATATCACCGCTCTGTCTTGCAACGCGTTTCCTGCCGAGAACGGCAATATCCTCACGAGTTGCGCTTTCTTAATCTCTTCATCGCCGGTCTTGCTGTGGTTGATAGTGTTAATCAGCACGTTAGGTACGTTCTGCAAAAGCGTGAGCTTTGAACCTGTCGTCGGGGTCTTGCCGATAAATATCTTGTCGGCGTAATGTATGTGACGTTCAACGCTCTGCTTTTCCGAGATGTCGTACAAGCGATAGTTCGAGTTCAAGCCGACGAATTGCGACAACTGATTGAAGTTTTTTGCAAGCGTAACCGTGATTCTTATACGCGTTATGTCGTATTCAGCGTCTATCGTCGCAATGTATTTGCCGTCAAGGATCTGCCCGACCTTTGGCATTTGCGAATAGGTTTTGATGTCGTAAGTGCGTTGTTCAACGTCTTGTCCGAGTCTTGCGATTGCGCCGCGCATTTTCTCGCCGTAGAACGACGTTTCGGCAACGTTTGCGCCCTGATTGTACACAAGCGCGTTATTCGTCTCGCCGCCGTCCGTAAGCACGGGTTTGACCGCCTCAACGCGCGCCGTCGCTATCGGCACATATGTCACCTTAAACGCAAGCCTGCGATACCATTCGCCGTCGTTCTTTTCGGCAGACTTCAAAGAAAGTCCTGCCTTTGCATTTATAATGTTGATGATTGCGGTGTTTTGGAATGCGTCGCCAATAGATGTGACGTTTTTTTGTCGCCAAGTCAAGCCGTCTATCGTCGTGCCGCCTTGCTTCCAACGCAATGCCCACGCTTTTGAATACGGATATGCCGTTCCCCAATAAGACGAAAGCACGCTGTATTCCGCGTCTTCGTATGCGTATGCGGTGATGTCGCCGACAGGCGTGGTTCTGCCGTCAAAGTTGGCGTCGTGGTCGGGAATGAATCCACATTCGAGTTTTATGAGCTGTTGAATCGGCAAAGATGTGCGTATAAGCACGTTGTCGCCGTTTATCTCGATATTGCCGTCCTCGGTGCGCACCGTTATATAGTCGTTGCCGAGTTCAGTTATCGTACCGCCCTCGTCCGTCGTGTTGCAAAGATTCTGCGCGGGCGAGGTTATCTTTCCACACCACTCATTGCTGTCAATCGTGCTGTCTTGGTATATCATCGGCGGCATAGTCGGTGCTTGCTCGCTTCCGCCGAGTTTGTCAAACGTTACCTTGTAATGCGTATCGTCCGTTGTAGACAACGGCACAAGGCGCGGTATTGCGTGGATATATCCGCCCACTTGCGCCAACGCTTCGAACAGCGTGCAGTTGGTGAACGAAAATTCGGGCGCGAGTACGTTCTTGTATTCTTCCGCAAAATTCTCGTCAAGCACATATTCCTGCGACGAGAATCCACCGCGCCGTGTTATGCCCGACGACAACAGTCTTTGACACACCGACGTGATTGTGGGTCGGGTCTTGGTGGCAATCTGCGAAAACAAACTCACTTTATACGTTATTTTTAATGTGTCAGATACATAGTCGGTAGACAGCACTGGTGCGCTTTCATATTTGGTTTCATATGTAATAGTTAATCGCTCACCCTCGTTGGGAATGGTTAATGTTTCAGTATCAAATCGAGCCAATGAATGACTTTTGGTATATATAACGCGACCGTCAACATCAATAGTGACAGTACACGGATACACGCCGAATCGAAATACTCTGCCATAATGAGAATCACTATCGAACACATAAAGACCTTGCTCGTCAAGTTCAGGATAGTATTGGACACACGGAATATCGATACTGTCGCCGTGTTGATATGGTTGCATTATTTTATTCTTTTCAACGAGTACGACATTGAGGTCAACGCCGCCGCCGGGATAATCGGTTTCTTTACTAACGAGTGCTGCCGCATATTTTTCGTTATAGTCCGTATGTAAATACTTTGTACTTGTCAACGTGCCGATAAAGCGGCGTTCCATAGCCTTTGTGATTTCGATAGTGTTTATCGTCCAATCGTATTTCGCGCCGACAGACGGTGCAAACGTGCGCCGCGTACGCTTCGTCGATGAAACGAGGCGGTATATTCTATCCACTTCAACACCGTTTTCGGATATGATGATACGAATCGGCGTAAACGGTTTTATGGCGTTATATCGCGATGAAAGCGACAGATTGATACACCCTGCGTCGAGAACGTCGTTGAGTGCCGTTCCGTCCGTAAAAGGGCGCGACCACGGTGACAATGCTTGCCATTGATTGTTTTCAAATATTTGAGGTTGGTAACTAAACATTGACACTTGCTCCTTTTTGACATAAAATAAAAGCACACTAATAGGGGGTGTGCTTATGCGCGAACGCATTGGTTATTCAAATTTTGTTGATATGTACGGAAAAATTATTTTTCCGGTTTTAATACTTTTTTTGTATTTAGGTTTTGTTTCGCCGATGGTGTTTTTCAATGGTTTTGCAAGAGATTCAATGCACTATTGCTTCTACGTATTTATTCCAAACGCAATTACAATTCCATTGAATTTACAAAATCTTTGGAAAGCCTACTCGCCCGACAAAAGTTATAATGAATTTTTATCAATTTATGGACAGTATATCGGAACATATATCGCGTTATCCATACTTGCTATTGTCATAATCTGTTGCACAATAGCCTTTTTCGTCTTGTACTTCGCAAAGCATAAAACCAACAAGGGGTTGCTCATTGCAATTCCGTCACTCTATATCATAATGGCAATAGTTTTGTGTGCCGTAACAAAAGGAATCCCCTTTGTCGGCTTCTACACAACGCTGATATTCTTAATCCTTGCAATCTTGTACTGTGCAAATGCGCAGTTGATACCGAAGCCGCGCCAACACAAGTCGACCAAATCCGAGCGAATCGCCGAGTTGGAAAAGCAAGTTGCCGAACTGACAAAGGAAAAGGACACACATTGAGTGTCCTTTCTTTATCCCTCTGTCCTCGAACGATTGAACGAAGCACCCGCTCGCTCTCGTCCGATAGCGTTTCCGATGTTTTCCCATTTGCGTTGGTAAGTGTTTTCTTCCGCTTCTCTTGCATAGCCAAACAGCGTCCCTATCGTCATAAGTCCGCCTGCAACGTAATTGCCCGTTGCGAACGCCAAAGCGATACCGCCGACTTGTCCTGCAATCTTCATTGAGGCATTTGCAACATCTTGCGCTTGCTGTGAGCCTTTATATCTGCCGATGAGTGACACTTGCCAATCAAAACCCGACTTGACTATCTGCGCCGCGGGAATGACGTTTGCGAGTGCTTGAATCCCTTGCACCGTCTGATTAAAAGGACTGTCACCGCCGTTTATGTCGTTGATTCCCTCTTTTATGCTGTCCGCCCATTCCGAGAATACGGACTGATAGCCTTTCTCTTTTTTAGAGCCGCCACCGCCCGAACCCTTAAAATCGACCGTGATTTTATATTCTGCCATAATATCACCTCGCGATTTCCAAAGTCGCCGAAACTGTGATACCCTTACCCGAAGTCAAAGACGCGGTTATTTCGCGCGCAACAACGTCCCACGACGCGCTGACACCTTGCGCGGTATCTCCGTCACCGTCGGCGTATGAAAGCTCATATACGCGTTGTAGTGCGCCTGTGAGCATATCTTTGAACAGCATTGCCGACACGTCGCCGCGCTTGTAAGGCATTATGACTTTGATAGTCAAGCCTTGTTGCGTAACTTCGGTTTTCATTTCCTCGCTTCCGTCCACATTTGACGAATCGCCCGTGCGCGTTCGAACGATAGCACCGTCCATAAGCACAACGACGGTAGGATTCGCCGCCGAGCCTTTCGCTTTCATCTTCATCGTGACGTTGTTTGCAAGCACACCGTCTTTGATGAGTTGCCACGACACTTGAAGCGTTGCCGGCACTGCTTTCCCGATTTGTCCGAAATAGTTTTCAGTACCTACAAAAGGTGTAGAAACGCTCAATATGTACGCATATGAATTGCCGCCCTCATCGGTTATAATGCCCGCATTTCCAGCTACGTCCGCTACAAATGCGTTTATAGCTTGAAGCGCATAATCGGCGCGCCCCGTAACTTTGTTCTCGTCGCAGGGGATTATTACTTGAAGCGACTGCATAAGCAATACGCTGTCCAGTCCTTTAAGTGGTATCGGCGTGCTTGATTGTTCGAGTAAAACTCCGTTTATGAGAATTGTCGGAAGTTTTTTTTGCGTGCCTTTTATAGCGTTCTCAAACTCGCCCTCGTTGCTATGGACATAAAACTGATAGTTTCGCCCACCCACCGTTCCTGCAAATGCGTTCAACCTTTCGGTAAGTTTTTCGACAAGTTGGTTGTTTGTTATCATATCTCGCTCCTATTGTTTAGACAGTGTTCCCTGCAACTCTTGCGCAAGCAGTATTGCAATCATGTCGCAGGCATCGTCAAACCAATGTTCGTTTGGGTTCTGTCTCCCGTTCCACTTCGGCGATACCCACGGCTCGTTGGTGTATGGCATATACGGTGCAACCGACTGGTCGATTTCTATCACCCATACGCCGTCACCCTTGTAATTCAATTTGACAGCATTGTTTTTTAAGTTGCCCGTATCGATAGGCACTACCGATTTGAATGCCGTCATCACGTTCTGCATGATTGCAAGTTGCCGTGTATAATCAATCATTTTTTTCCACCTTGATTATTTTGAGCCTCACACGCTTTGCCGCATATTTTACACGAGAAAGTCCAAGCGATTTCTCACCGTTCCTCGTATCAAATTCCTTGCTTATTTCCGTTATGAGCCACCACGATTCCGCAAAAAACAATTTGTCGTCTTTCGCAAATGGATAGGCATACGCGGTTTCAACCTCGCTTTCCTCTCGAGTACTCATTAGGTTTTGGACAGGTTGCTCTCGAAGCTCACGCCAGTCGGTGTAGAATTTTACTTTGATGATTTTTCCCTGTTCCATTGCGCCGTCTTTAGGAAACCACTTCGCAACAATTAAGTCCTTTTCTTTTGGCATAAGTGCGTTTATCATCTCAATAGTCCTCTCTGTAAGCGAATTTAGGCACGGTGTAATGTCCTTGATACACAAGGCACACACCGTTTGGCAAAGTCTCCGTAAGCCTCATTGCCGTTGTGGGCGAAACCCATTTTCTGAATCCCGTTTCCACATCAACACTGTTGAAAAAGTCGCCGTTGCGCAGTTGGTAGTACACCTCATCCACAAGACAGTCCTTGATAATGTCACGGCAAGGCGGATATTTCGCAAGCAAGAACTCGATATAGTCTTTGTTGCGACCGTGTGCATAAATGTAGCGATATAGAAAGTCCGAGACACGCCTCAATATGCGTTGCGGAAGCGTTGACGGATTTGCATCGCCCGTCGTGTCCAAATATTCCGCCATATTCACGCCGAGAGTTTCAAGCACATATCGTTCATTCAATATGTATTGATGTTTTTTGTAGTCGTATATCATTGCATCGTCATTAAATGGATAGTTCATGTTGCACGCTCCTATATTTTGTCCGTTTGCCGAGTTGCACGGCGTTACTCTTACGAACATAAAGGACGGTTTTCACCGCCCTTGTTTTTTTGATTACGGTCTCGAACCCGGGGCAACAACCGTGAATTGCTGACCTTTGGTTCCGATTGTGGTGTATCCGTTCGCCACGATAGGTACAATGGAGTACTCGTCCCAGCATTCTGCACCGAAACGATATTTCGGTTGAATTCTGATGCCTTGTCCGTTCGGCGAGGGAATGGTTTTGACGGATTCGTTGAACGCCAATGCACGTCCTGTGCCGATTGAGCAGACAGCAAGACCGAGAATCTTGTTGAGCGTGCCGGCTGTCAAACCGAGATACTTCTCTGCGAGTTTCCAAACCGGATCGGAAACGACATAGCACGGCGTGTTGTCAACGTCGCCGACATAGCCGATGACGGATTCAAGCGTGGTCTTTTCGTCCAATGCACCGGTACGAACCATGATTTGACCGTAGTTCGATCCGCCGATGATGACACCTTGTTTTTTGAGGCTGGTGTTGAGTTTTGAGCGAAGCAAGAAACAACGATTGTCTCTCGGATAGGTATCAATGCCTTGTGATTCGTTGCCGTCGTCAAGGAAGCCGTTTGCGTCGAGCAAATAGCCGAGATACGCGTTGTCGCCGGGTGTTGCGTCCACAACGACCTTGTTGCCTGTAGCGGCATCACCGACTGCCGATGTTCCTGCCGCTTGGCAAGTGAGCCATTTGGCAAGTTGTGCCGCGATTGTTACCGCGTTGACGTTTTGTGCGACTTTGCCGGTAAGGTTGCGAAGCTCGCCCTCTGCCGCATCGACGTTGATCATGTCTTGCATGTTGGTCGGAATGTCAATGTTGTAGTCGATCGTGCTGAGGATTTTGATGCCGTATGCTTCCGTCGCGGAAGTATAAGCGTCATCGCTATTGAAATAGCCGCCGTTCTTGTCTGCACCGATGTCACGCGCTTGTCCTGCGTTAGGTTTGAGACGGATGATTTGGATTTCCGGCGCGTCTGTGTCGGTGGAGTATTTCTCCGTACATGCTTCCTCAGGTCTCGTTACGATGCCTTGAAAGATGTTGTCTTTGCCCCTCGTTGCCATGATACGTTTGAGGGTTACTGCGTTTACAAAAGGTGTGTTGATTGCTGAAAAAATTGCTCCCATGATGTTTCTCCTTTATTGAAAAAACACCCCAAACATGGAGTGCCTTTCAATGATGTTTTTTGTGTTTTTTTGTTTTTGTTATCCGCGATAAGCGCGGTTGTACGAACGCATGACTTGTCCGTCGGTTGTTATTTCCCTCTCGTCGTTGCTATCGCCTTTCGGTTGCACGCCAAAGGGTTGGTTGTCCATTGCATCAAGCACGTGCGACAGCCTTTCGGAAAGTTCTGCAAACTGTTCTTCCAACGCCGTGATTCTTGCCGCCTGCGCCTCGGTTATTTCGAGCAGGTTCTTTTTGTCTTCTGCCTCGTCATTGTCTTGCGGTGCGGGGGTGTCATCGTCGCTTTTGTCGTTTTGCGTGTCATCAGCATTATCCGCCTTGTCTTCATCGAGTGCTTTTTCCTCGCCCTCGCTTTCGTCTACGCGGTCTTTTGCATCTTGTGAATCTTCGTCGTCGTCAAGATGTTCCTGTTCGCCGACGCTTTCATCAATGCGGTCTTTTTCGGATTGACTGTCTTCGCCTTTGTCCTCGACATCCTGTTTCGCTTCTTCCACTTGTTCGCCGGTGGTTTTAGCGAGAACTTTCTTTTTGTCCTCATCGCTCAATGCGTTGAGTGCGGCAATGAGTTCATCAACGGTCAAATCCTTTTTCTTTCCAAAAATTGCCATAGTTGTTGTTCTCCTTGTTTTTATTTTCTATCGATAGACGATTAAACGCAATCCTGCCACATTAAGCGATGCCCCTACGCAAACTGTGTTTGCCCCAAGCATACATGACCACCCCATGCGCCTAATCTATATGAATGCGCTTTCACGCACTCTTTCAAGTTTTTACGCGGTCAGGATAATATGCCCTGCCGTTCTCTTGCGAAAACTTGCGATACCTCGCATACGCTTCGCTTGCTTTTTTTTGAGCGTGCAAATATTCCGCGGTGTTCCCTGCGCCCTTGTTTAATTCTTCACGCATACGCCACTCGCGCACCGTCTTTTCCATCGCTCGCTGTTTGGTGTTTATCTTGTTCTCTTTGCGCTGTTCGGCTCTGCTCACTTTTGGTATTCCCATCCCCGGAACGTACTCATACAACTTGTGGCGGCAATTAAAGCCGAGCAAACCGTTCTTGTAGGTCTTGCCTGCTTTCGTTGTGTAGTAGATGTCCGTTGCCGTTTCCAACGGCACATAACTGCGTCCGTCTTCTGTTTTACCGCTCGTTCCGTCAAGGCTGTATACTTTGCCTTGCCACGGGAAACATCTGTCCGAGCAGTCCGCATGTGTGCTACAAACCACAAGTTTTGTTCCCGCGTCCTTAAACGACTGTATCTCGTTTTGATGATACTCATATCGAACTTCCATCTCGGCGCGGTTGCGCAACGAGTTTCGACCGCTTATGTCGTCAGGGTCAGGCGCATCGTTCTTTGCCAATCGCGTGTAAACGTCGTTCACCTTTTGCATATAGTCTTTTGCATATATGCCGTTTGGAATGCCGTAACGCTGTGCTATCAAGGGCATATCCATACCCTTATACACTCGTTCACCGCTTGCTATCGTTTGTGCAACTTGTATGCGCTCATACGTTTGTTTGCCGTTTAAGCCAAATGTGGTGAACAGTAACAAGAGTGTTTGCTTGTAAAGATTCCACATCGACTTTGGCATTAACTCTTGCAATTCTTTGTTTGAGAGCCTTACGCCGTATTTTTTGATAACCTTGCGCACTTCGTTCTCTATGAATGCTTGCGGTCGCCCTTGTAAATACAGTCGATTGACAAGTGCCTTAATCTCGGACTGGCAATCCGTTATTGCTTTCGCCTGTGGGTTGAGTTTCCGTGTCAACATTTATATCACCGCCGTTTCCGAAATAGTCGCCGCTGTCTGTATCGTCATAACCTTGCGGCTCTTCTGCTTTTATGCGGTCATACTCTTCCTGCACTTGTATGTCGTCATCATCGCTGTTGAACATCTGCACCGCCTTATACTGTGAAATGTAACCGCCTTGTCTTGCGAGGTTGAGCGTTTCAGCCGTCGTGTATTTGTTCTGCAAGGAAGCATTAGACCAACGAATTACAACTTTATCCGCAAGTCCCTTCGCGAGCCTTACGCGGTCAATGATTCGATTGAGCGGAGCTTCTATGACTGCGCGCATATCGTCGACAAAACATGCCGTTTCGTTTTCTTCCGTTGAGATTTCCCTCGCCGTCTTTGCGGAGTTGTCGTTCAGGAATGACGCAATCGTCGTGCTTGATAAGCCTGTGTTGATAGCGATGTTCTCGATGATTGTGTTTCGGATTACCTGCCATTCCGCCGCCCTAAGCTCAAATTGTATCGAGATAGGTTGTTGCTCATCGGGATTCGTGTGCGGTATTTGGTCGTACAGTGTTTCATCAAGTCCGTTGTATGCGCTTGAGTTTGAACCCGTGCCGCTTATGCCTTTGGGAAGCAACACCTTGCCTCGCCCGAGGTACATGTCCGTACACATTGCCGAGTGATAATAGTCATACTCTTGCAAATGCGGAATGATGTTTGCCAACAAGCTCTCGCCAAACGGCAAGTCCGGATAGTTCCCCACACAATCCGCCGATGTCACAAGTTCGCACCCCAAATCCGTAAAAGGCAAGAGAAACGGCTTGTCGATAATAACGCCGTAATTGTCGCGTATAACCTTGCGCACCTGCGACGGAACGCTTTTCCAATTTACGCGTCCGATATACTCGCTTGACGATGATACTCCATTGTTTACAGGCTTTGTGTACTCGTGAACCTGATATTCACATAAGGGCGCATCGTGAATCTCCGTTTTTCCGTCCGCTTTTGTGTAACATCCGTAATAACGATGTTCCTCGAGCGTATACACACTGTTTTGTTTGCTCTTATCTTCGGATGCAAGGGGAATGTTTGCAAGCAAGTATACCGTCACTTCTTGCAACTTGCCCGAGTTGTCTACGCAAGGCAAAAAACGGTCAAAGCGCACAGCTTCAGTCGTAAACTGTCCTTTTGAGTCTCTGTTTATCTTCACGAGAGCCGTGCCTGCCGCAAGTGCAAAGCGTGTCGCCATTTTTACAGTACGCGTAAAGTTTGTATCGTCTGCCCATTGAGCAATGGCTTTCAGTGAAGGGTTGACTTCTGTCCCCTTTTCACTGCCACGCTCTTTGAACGCGTTTTTGAACATAATGCGCGAACCCGACACTTTCTTTGCGGTGCGGTCAACAATCGCCTTTGCAAGCCCCGTACTCATAATGCCGCGCTCTGCGTCGTGGAAATACGGAACCCAACCGTCATACCACCAAAGCCAGTTTTGCACGCATTTGTTCATAAACGGCTTAAACACGCCTCGGATTTTTGCGAAGAACGAGGAGTTGCTTACAAACGAATATGTCCAGTACGCATTGAACGCCGCACCCTTTTGCCACGGCGCAAATTCGTTGTTATTGAATTGACTTTTTTCAATGTCCATTTTTTACCTCTCGTAAGGGATGTCGCACGCTGGCGTTTCCCACAAATTCAATGGATTGTTATAGTAAGTGTTGACGGCGTATCGGAACGCGTCAGCCGCGTCGTTTGGAATCTTGCCGTCGTATGTCTTGCGCACTACGTCGCTGTTATCGTCGTTCCATATCATCGTTTCCAACTCGACCACAAGCGGTTGAATGCCTGCCATTTCACGCTTTTGCACCCAGTTGTACCACCCACCACTATCGATGATTGTGATTGCCTCACGCGAAAATGCGTTGTTCACAACGTCGGTCGTACGCTGTATATCTTTCCTTGTAAAAGAAATCGGGTTGTATTGCGGAAAGTGATACCGCATAGTCTGAACGAGGTCGGCGGCGGCACAGTCAATCGGCATGCAGTGTTGCACGCCTGTTTCGTACAGCCGATACTTGTGATTCATGTAATTGAGATAATCTCTCAAAAACGGCACAAGTTGCTCGTTGGACATTTGCCCGTTTACTTTCGGGTCGTGATAAAAACTTTCGAGGACAACAGCTCTGCCGTCTGCCAATATTGCAAGCGGTACGATTGCCGTCGCATCGTTGGTTGTCGCACCGTCACCGCCCCATATCACATAGCGGATTGACGTTGTCTTTCCCGGATTGCGCCGCGCATACTCTTCAAGCGTTAGGAAGTTCCGTTCGCGCCTGAACAACGGAAAAACCAATCCCTCGGTGCGCACCCACTTTCCGAGAATCCATCGGTCAAAGTAAATCGTGCCGCGGTATTCGTCCTCGAGCCTTTGCACATAGTCTTTCGGCAAAAACTCGTTGTCATAAATCGTAAAGTGTATGCAGTTGCCGTTCTTGGCGAACGCAGGACTGTCCAAAAACTGTTTGAGGTAGTGGCTCGGGCTGTCGGGGTTGCACGTTCCGTCGCACTCGCTATTTGGCAATGATAGACGTGACTGCAACATACGGAAGAAGTTTTCGGGATAAAGCGTCATCTCGTCGCAGTAAGCATAACCGTACTCCGCGCCGTGTATCTTCGAGATTGCTCGCTCATCGTTTGCTCCAACACAGTCAACCTCTTTGCCCCACAACGTCACATACCGTCCGCCGTCTGCCCTGCCTTTTATATCGCCGACATCATAACCGCCAAATATCGTCCTTAACGGACGTAAAACGTTTCTTTCGACCGTCGCAAGGGTTTTCCCGACAATCAAGCAAGGCTCGCTGTAATGCGCTCCTATGCGCTGTGGGACGAGAAACATTGTGCCGTATGACTTGCCCGAACGAACAGCACCGGTGAATATGTTCCACGTCTTATGAGGCAACGTGAGCATTTGCTTTTGCTTTGCCGTAAATGCTATTGCGTTCATTGCTCACTCGCCCCTTTTATTGCCTCTATAACCTCAGTAAGTCTGCTCTTTGCATCGTCGGTGTTTCCTTTGTCATAGTTGAGCAGCCCTCTTTCAATCTCGTTTATTCGATACAATGCCGACGCTATGGCGTTGACTTCTTTTGCCGACTTTGCCGTTCCTAAAAGTTTTAATGCCTTTTCTCGCACAAGCGATGTTGCTTCCAGCGTTTTGTTTTGTCTTGCCGTTGCGTCGCGTAAAGCTTCTTCCACACGTTTTTGTTCGTGCTTCTTTACAGTTTTTTTGTAAATTTGTTCAAGATGTTCGTTTTTGTCTTTTGTCCACCTTTCAAGACTTGCCATCTTTCGGAATGTGCTATTGTACTCAATGCCCTTCGCCTCGGCAAACTCTTTAATTGTACGGTAGTCGCCTGTGATGAACTCGGCTTTCAAGGCTTCCCTTTCCGCTTTGGTCATTGCGACCACCTCCTTGATTTTTGGTATAAAAAAAGCACACCGTTGTGATGTGCTTTAATTTGATTGTAATTTGCTGTAAGTTGTTATTATTTGCCTATTTCGATATTAGATTGCAATCTTTTCTTTTCTTGAATCTTCGCTTTTATCACGTCAAGGTTGTCTATGCCCTTTGTGTCAATTCCGAGTTGTTTTGCCTCGTCAAAGACACGTTGAGCCTCACCGCCGTGCACGTTCGAGTAATCTCTCTTGGATTTCGCTTTTTCTTTTCTATCTGCAAAGAAGTCCGCCCAATACGGATTTTCTTTATCAAATATCTCAACTTCTTCGGGTGTCATTGCCCACGGATAATCCCGAAACAAATTATAAATTTTCTTTTTATCGAAAGAAAACTCGTATTCTCCAATAGGGGGATGTTCTCCAATATAATCTACCCAGTAAATACGGTCTGTGCTTTCTTCTTTACGAAAAACAGTAGTATAGTCGTTATTTTTCATATCCGTTAATTCCTTTTTGTTGTTTATCGATAGGTGTGTTTATGTACCCCATTATAGACGAGAACTCTTTTAACGCCTTAAAATTATCAAGGTCAATTAATTGTGAAGACGTTTTGTATGCGTACCCATATGTTGAATGGTTTTTTTGGCACCTGAATCTGTCTTTCAAGACTTTCATTGTTAATTGCTTGAAGCCGTTTTCACGAGCCGATTGCAACTCTAAGTACTGCAAACCTTGTCCTTCTTGTTTCCTAACTACTGAGCAATGCTTGCCTGTTATTAGTAGATATTCCCTATCAGAAACTATATGCTCAACCAATCTTTTTACGGCATTATAATCGTTCGTATCTTTTTCCTCGATTGTTTTTAATTCGGGGATAGCCGCGATTTCATCCCACTTATGCGAAAAGTAAACTCTACTTTCCCCACCTCTGAAATCTAATGCGTCAAATCCCTCTTTGTTCGCAATGTAACATAATGCGGCTGAAACACACGAGCCACCCGTTAAATCGCCGCCTGCGACTTTGGTTACAATTTCATCAGAAGTTAAATTTTTATTTAACCTTTTAACTTCGTGGTAATCTATCTTCAAGTTTTTCAAACTCTCAAAGACTCTGCCTACCTCTTTCGTATATTCCGAATTGTTTGTATTCTCACTGTCATCTTTTTTTCGGCTCTCTTGGTTGTACTGGTCTTTTCCTTTTTCTGTCCACGGTGGATAAATACCACGCCCGGCAAGAAGATTCCAAGCGTCGCGCGGTGTAGCACCTTGTGGAACATTAATGCCGTATTTTTTACAAAGACCAAACGGCAAACCGGTATTACCACCCGCTGTTTCTTGGCTTTCACCTTGATTGTCTTCCATTGTATCATCAACTTGTACGTTTGAATAGTCTCTTTTTGTAGTTTTCCAGTTTATAGCCATATGCCGTCCTTATAGCAAAAACCTCGCAAGATGTACCTGCGAGGCTCTGCCGATTAGTGAGAGAAATGATGGAGTGGATAGGCGGGATTTTGAACGTTCCCTACCATTTCCACACTATCATTTTATAAAATCACATAGGTACTCGGGTGTACACTTGGGTGTTTTTTACAAAATTTGTTTCTCTACATCGACGTTGCACGCTCCTGCCCGAACGCTTGATACGCTTCGCACACGTCGTGATATGCGCCACAGCCTTTCTTCGGGCAGTTCTTGCAAGGGAAGTGGTTTTTGATTGTCATTCTTCTACTCCTCAACATATTGCCAACTTTGTGGCGCACGAGTTAAATTGTTTGTACAAACTCCTCCGTAATCGTTATCGGCAAGGCAATCACAACTCAAACAATCGCCTTTTTCTTTGGTCGGACAGGGCGTATAAAACTCGCCCAACTCTTTCGGCTTGTCGTATATCTTCAAGTCGCTGATGTGCAATCCGTAAAGCGGTTTACCATTGCCGTAATCCCATAAATCGTCGTATGTTAAGCAAGTTTTTTCAAGGTCGTCAACAAAAAGCATATACGAGGCTCGCCAAATCGGGAAACTTTCCAATATTTCAAGTCGGTTTTTGCATTCCCATTTATAAACCCTATCGCATACAAACTCACCGACAACTTGTCCTCTGCCTTTGTATATAAAGTGACCGTCCTCGTCCACCCACGGCGTTTCCGTTTCACCTTTCGTTTCATAGATATAGCACTTGAACGGCACTTCGCATTTGGGTGCGGTCTTGCGCACTTCTATCGTCTTTTCTCCGTTTGCTATTTTCTCAACCCATTTCGGTTGAATGCTGATTAAAACCGATTTCATTTCTTGTCATCTCCATAAATTCCGTCGTATGTGTTGCCGACGATGATTTCCATACTCGCCGTTAGGCTGTTCAAGTCGTCCATATAGTCATATCTCGGATTTTTAAGTTTGAAACAGCCTTCCGAGGCTATATATACAACCACCGAGCGTTCTTCTTCGGGGATTTCCGCTCCGTCAAACTCCAAGATGTCGCCCTCGTAAATCTCGTTGCCGTTCTTGTCGTACACTCCCGTGAATTGCCCGACGGTTTCGGGAATAACTTTTCGAACCGCTGTACCGTGTATATCCCCATTGCGTTCAAAGTATATATCTCCTATGCGTATTTCCTTTTCTCGTCCGTCATATATAAGGTTTTTAATCAAATCACCGTACATCCACTCGCCGTTATCTATACGCTTGCCCCTAAAAAGTATCTTTCTGTTCACTTTCCTTTCTCCTTTTAATCTCGTTGAGCAGTGCAGTCTTGACAAATTCTTCGTCAATCAAGTACACCGTGCCGATGTTGTGTTTTATTGCAAAATCGGCAACTTCCTTGAATATTTGTTCTTCCGTGCGCTTGTCTTGCTCTCTTACCCAATCGACAACCGTGTTAATTGTGTAACTAAACACATCACTTGCATCATCGTTTTTGTGTTTTGGTAGCAACATCGAAGTGTCTATCCGCCACACAGGCACTTTTGCTTTCTCTCGTCCATAAATCATAAATCACTCCCTATAAGCGTCATAGATTTCAATTTCTGGTTCATCATCGGTTAATATTATAATTTCTTTACCGCACATCTTACCAAGTTTTATAAGTTCTTCGAGTGTTGCAATCTCTATAAAACATTCCTCATGAGTAAATGTGAAAGAACCATATAGAGTTTCTTCCGTTGTTGTTAGTTGCTCCGTTTTTACTTTATCTTTCAAAAATGGGTAGCGTTCAATCATCCTGCCCTTTTTGCCCCCACACAAGGTCGCTGTTATTCTAAATTTCATAATTGTTCTCCTTTTACCGCCATATCGTTAATGGCGTTTTCAATCCCGTCTAGTGTTATTACAAAAGTAAATTTGCCACTTTCATAACGTACCTCTATGGCGTTTTTACATACGCTGTTAAACAACGTAGTGGATCTATCCGAGTTTGCTTCTACTTTTTTGGATGAAACGGATTTGCAAACATACTTTCTAATGTCTTTTTGTGTGCAATCGACAAAATATGCTAGGCTCTTAATTTTGCTATTCAAGCGTATGTGTTCATTCCGGTGTGCCGTCAATATAGATTCAAAAAACTCTCTTTGTTTATCCAAGCATTTGCGTATATCCGAAATTTCAAATTTGATTTTATCTTTGTCCATAATCATTCTCCTTTTTCAAGTTCGCTCGCCTTGTACAATGCCCACCGCAATGCGTTGTGAGCTGCAAGGTGTTGTAAGTTGTCTATCTTTGCATATTCTCGCTCTCGGTCGGTTTTTGCCGTGGAATATCGGTCGAGAGCCTGCTGTGCAAGAAAAATGTGTTCCCTGCACGCATCGTATAGTTGCTGTTTGTACTCTTGAATTGTCATTGTCACCGCCTATCCACCACTTACGGTGTCATTCTTCCCTCGGCTGTTCTTTTTCTTCAAGAAATGCTCCAAGTTGATCGGTGAACTTTTGCAGTTTGTATGCGTTGTAAAACCAACCAACGGCTGGGTGTTTTTCACAAAACTCGTCCATTTCCTTGAGTATTGTCGTAAAAAGCTTAGCAATATCTCGCGGCAACACGCCGTTTATGCCGAATACAATCCTTGCGCCGTCGCTGTCGGGACGTTGGAAACCCAGCATAAATGCCTCACTTTCAGCATACACAACTTCACATCCAACCTCGTCGTCTTTGTTTGTTCTTTCAATGATGTTGATTTCAAACATTTTATTTTCCTCTCTGTCGTTTATAGTTCCGCGTATTTGAGCAACGCGTGGTGCTTGATTTTCTTGATACCGTCAATGCTGTAATTCATAGCGGCGGCGATTTGCAATAGCGTTCGTGCCTCTATGTAGTACTTGAAAAGCACGGTTTGTTCTCGTTCGGTCAGTTTACCGAGTTTGTATTCAATCATCAGCAGTTCTTGTTCGTTTTGGTGGATTAGGTCGTCAATCTTCTTTTCAAGGTCTGCCCACTGCACTGCTGTGTCAACCATAGCGTTGAACGGTGCGCCGCCCTGAACTCGCAACTTGCTGTAATCGATACATCGGATTGCCGCATAGTTTGTCTCTATCTCTCGCCGACGGTCTTTCAATCGCATTATCTGCGCAACCCTCGCGCGGTATCCGTTCAACTCGTTTTCCGCTTTAAGCGACTGCTCGTTTCGGCTCGGTTTTCGTCTTTGATATTCCATCTCGTACCCCCTTACTCATCGTCCATCTTTTCAAGTGCTATTAAAAGTGTTGTTATCAACATCACGTCGCCGCCTATAAATGCGAGGAACGGTATCCATATCTTGTCTTTCGGAATGATTCCGATGATTGCAAGCACCCCGCTCACCACAACGCCGATAAGCAAGATTGCGGCGAATGCCAGTAATATAGTTGCTTTCACGTTGTTTTTCATATTCACCTCTATCGCATAAAGCGATTCACTATTATGCCGAGAATGTAGTAGCGACGGTCTTTTATTGTTTCCTTGCAAGCCATCACGGCATTTGCTGTTTCAACAAGCATATTCCCGTCAAATCCGTGCGGCTTTGTTATGAGCCGCTCAAAATCTTCTCTACAAACCGTCAGGTCGCCAAAGTTCAAAGTTTCTATCTCGCTTCCTGCATATACAAGGGATTCAAGCACTTCATCGGTAATTTCTGAAAACCGAGGATTGTTTTTGCACATCTCGCATACGCTCGCGATTGAATCTCTATTTTTTAATATCTTTAACAAACTAATAACATTTACATTTTCATTTTCATTAGGTTTCGCTTCGGTTTCCGTTTGGTTTTGTTTCGGTTTTGTTTCGGTTTCTTCCTTTCGTGGTCTGCCACCTTTGCAACCGTTTTCATAACGTGTTCGGTTCGCTACGAGTTGAGGCTTTATGAGCGAAAATACCGCATATTCAACGCCATCAAGTTCTACCTCAATATTCTCAAAAGCGAATTTGAAAATTGCGTCGTATATATGTGCTTGATTCTCGGCGGGAAGTGCGCTTATTGCTTCATAAAACGAGCCATAAAACACGAAACTGTTGCAAGTAAACGTTTTCCTTTCCATTATCTATTTGCTCCTTTTTTCTGTGCCTTTTCGCAGAAACGGATTAGCGGTTGCATACGTCTTTCGAGTTCGTTTTGTCTTGACGATAATTCCACCCAAGTCTGCCGCGCCCCCTCAACATCACTCATTTTTCGAGCGAGTTTATAACCGCTCTGCGCACTATTGGTGATTACCGGATAGTACAGCGCAACGTATGCTATCACATCACGCACTGTGCGCTCGTTTGAACACCCGATGACAGCCTGCAATTCTTCCTTTTCGACAAAGCGTTCGTTGGCTTTAAGATAGTCCACAACCGCCCTTGCCTTTTGCTTCATGTTTTCCGTCAATGGTTTCTTATAGTCCATAATTCACCCCGTTAGATTGCCGATAATATCTCGATTATCCTTTGCGCCGTTTTGTCTTTTGTGATAAATTCAAAGCGCACTCCGTAGCGTTCCGACATAGTCGCCATTGCCTTTTTAAGCACCGAGCCTTTCACCATTGTGAGTGGCTTTCCGCTCTTGGTTTTCGGCGAATGCCAGTTGTCCAAATCACCCTTTGGCGGCACTTCTTCGATAAGCACAATCAGTTGAATCCCGCACTTTCTCGCAAGCTCACATTCTGCTCTGAAACGCTCGTGTTGTCCGCCGCATATATTGCCCGAAATTTCGACGATGTCTTTCTTTGTGTCAATGCTCACGGTTTGGTTGTCTAACCGCGCGTAATCGCCTACAATCAACTTTGAGCGCACGCTCGGTTGGTTTATCGACTGAAAGTGTTTCTCGATGTTTTTGTGCTTTGTGGTTTGTTGCCGTGTGTCTTCAACGATTATCATTGCTTTCCTTTTGCCCCCAAAGTGATAAGAGTTCTTGCAGTTGTTCGGGCGTTCTCGTTTCTATGCCGAGTTGTTGCGCCTCTTGGACAGTTCCCTCGATGAGCCTTGACATCTCTTTCGTGTCGAGCGTGTGCGTTGGCTTGAATATGTACCAGTCGTTGCACGGCTCTTTCGTGCCTTTGCTCTCACCGATAAGCCTTGAATACTTATAGATGTCGTCGAGATTTGCGCTTGCCGGGATTCTCGCTATAAACGCGACCGTTCCGTAATCACACACAAGTTGCCGCTTTACGTCGTCAATGCTCTGATAGTCCACTTCGGCAATCTTGCTGACAAGGACGTGGAAGTATGCGTTTGCGTCAAGCGAGCGTTGTTCCCGATACTGTTTTATCTCAAGGCTCAACGGCTTTGTTCTGTCCTGCGTTTTGAGTTGCAAGACGGCGTTCTTGTCGTACGTCGTGAACGTCACTTCGTGCGCTCCAAACTCGCCCTGCAATGCTCTTGTAAATGTTGCTTTGATTTTCATCGTTCACCTCAATTCCACGGAACGTCATCATCTCCGAGCGGCATTAAATCTTCCGATGTTCGCCTGTCTTCCAATATCATCTTTGCCGCCTTTACGCTACTTTCAACCTTTGAATGTTCGATGATGTATTCAAGGTTTTCGTCTTTTAGTGCGCCGTATGCCGTTCCTTTTGCCGTTTTCATCTCGTAGGCTTGCATTAGCGTCATCTCGTTATTGTTGCCGTAAGATTGCTCGTTTTTCGGCTGACGTTCGTTATTTTGTGTTTGAGAGCCTCGTTTGCCGTATGTAAATATCGGTTGTCCGTCGCCCAAAATGACGAGTTGCGTTATCTTGCCGTCTTCGTACTCGATTTCGCCGACTTCCATACGCTTGAATGTCGGTACGAGATTGCCCTTTGAGTTCTTTTCGGTGTTGCCTTTGATGTAAATAAACGGTGCCGTATAGAGTTCTCTGCCGATACCCCAGTTGAAGCACGCACGCTTGAAACTATCAGAAGCCTCGCCTTTCTCTTTCTCGGTGTTGCTTTCAACGCCGCAATCCCATTTGGTAATCCATTGCTTTTTGCTCTCGTCCCAAATCGACACGCCGCAAAACAGATTGCCTTTGACTTCCTTATGGTCTCTTTGCCAGTTTTCTTTGCCCACAGTTTCGTCAAGGACGTTTTGGTCGCACCGTGCGTCTTTGTACAAAAGCAGTGAAAAGCCTTTATCGTTGCAAGTTCCTACGCGGCAATCCAACTCGTCCGCTCTTAAAGTTCTAAATTTGTTCATTTCTCTTTCCTCACCTATCTGCCGAGCCTGTTCTTTCATCAAGCCTCGACGTTATTTTTCCAACGCCCCACGGTTCGAGTATGCTGTCCGATTCTGCCGTGTAACGATGTACAACTCTTTTTGGCGGTTCTTTCGGGTGTTTTGCCTGTTCGGCTTCCCTTTCCGCTAACCGCATATCGTCGATTTGTTCTTCACAAAGTTTTTTATTTAACCAGTTTTCGGCTTCTTCCTTATGCCAAAAATCAGTTGTTATTTGTACCCAATCCATCAAGTGGAAACCGTTTTTCAAAAACGTATACTTTTCGACGACATACACTTTGCGAAGGAACTCGCCGCGCCAACACAAATCCTTTTCAACAATTCGATATTTGTTCATTTTGCAAGTCCTTTCGTGAACGGCGCGAGTGCTTGTGCCATACTCGGATGTAAATTGCTTTTTCTTTCTTGCTCTGCGCTCTTTTTGGCGATGACGGTCATCACCTTGCAAGTGTCGCCGTGTTCAAAAATCATCTTTGAAAGTTCGTTCATACATTTGTCGATTCTCATTAGTAATTCACCGCCTCTTGTCTGTTTATAAAAAAGTGAATGCCAGTCGAACACTCGTTCCAACGGTTTTCGTCAAAGTCGTCAACTGTGACTATTTCACCCACCTTATAGATGAACTTTGAATCTCTATCGCTTGCAACGCTCGTCTTAACGCTCGGTGTGCCGTCTATGTTTTGAATTGACAACACTTTTGCTTTGTCGCACCGACACTTTCTGCCCGTTGCCGATACACGTTTTGCGTCGCTCAATATTTCGAGTTCCACAATCAAGCCTCGTGCTTTTTTGTAACCTATGAACGAGCCGAAGTCCGGGCAAGCGTAAGGTACAAACGGAATGTTTTTCGCACGCGACAAGTCCGCACACGACAAGTTCGCCCACGACAAGTCCGCCCACGACAAGTCCGCACGCGACAAGTTCGCACGCGACAAGTTCGCACGCGACAAGTCCGCCCCCGACAAGTCCGCACGCGACAAGTTCGCACGCGACAAGTCCGCACGCGACAAGTCCGCACGCGACAAGTCCGCACGCGACAAGTTCGCCCACGACAAGTTCGCACACGACAAGTTCGCCCACGACAAGTCCGCACACGACAAGTCCGCACCCGACAAGTCCGCACACGACAAGTCCGCACGCTCTGCGTCTTGTTGGTCGCTATCTTCCAACCAAAGTTTGTGTTTTCTCAAAATCTCTTTAAGTTCTTGTTCTGTAAATGTTTTCATCATATCCCTCGCTCAAAATCTTGCTATCTTGTAAAATTCGCAGTAGTCCTGCGTGTGCAGTTTCCCTCGCTGGTCGATACGCGGCTTACCGCCTCGTTTCTCGATAACGTATTTGATGTCGGTGATGATACGACTTGCTTGCGATGCATTGCACCCTTGCAGTTTCTGAATATCCGCACCCGTCATAACGTCTTTGCTCATAATTTCTTCGCGTTCTGTGTACGTCATTTCTCACTCCTGCTCAAAACTTGCAACGAGCTTGCTTATCGATACTCCCAACGCTTTGGCAATTCTTCCGAGTTTTGCCGTGTTCGGTCTACACTCGCCGCAACACCACGCCGATACTGCCGATTGTGAAACATCCACAGCTCGTGCAAGTTCTTCTTGTGTGATACCTTTGTGTTTTAGAAGTTTCTTAAAAGTCATAACCCCTCCTCTATTGTCAATTTGTAACCAAGTGCGGCAAGCACTATGATTGCGTTTTCAAGCGACATTTGTGCGCCGCAATAAACCCATTTTTCGATTGTCGATTGCCTCACGCCGCTGACTTTTGCAAGTTCGCGACACGATAGTTTCGACTGCTTCAAAATGCTCAAAAAGTCATCTTTGCAAACAATTTGTTTTTCCACTTGATTTGCTCCTTTGTGTTGAAACCACTCGCAAAACAAAGTTTTTCTCGCTGGACTGCTCACGAGGGGATAATCCCGTGATTCATAAGAAGTGCTACTACCGAAAGCACAACACCGATAATCGATAAGACGATTGCTCCAATTTTGAAAAAATCTTCCATATTCACTACCTCTCCTTGATTGTACAAGTTTTCCTTGTATGGATACATATTATACCGATTTTACCGATATGTCAATACTTTTTACAAATTTAGTTGGTATTTTTTTTCGTGTGATAGATTGCAAAAATACAAGTTGCGTTGGTATACTAAAAATACAAGGTATACTTGTATGTTTTTTAGGAGAGAGCAAATGAATAGAATAAAAGAATTACGAAAGGCAAAAAAGCTGACACAAACTCAACTTGCCCGATTATTTAATATCTCGCAACAAACACTTTCGGGATGGGAAAACGGGTTGTTTGAACCTGACCAAAAAACGATTTTTAAGATTGCCGATTATTTCGGCGTATCCGTTGACTATCTTCTCGGGCGTGACGCGAGCGCACACTCGTGTACAATAGACAACGCGTATGTGCCTGACGCTATCGTTCCGTTCCGAGTGATTGGCACAATCAAGGCTGGGTATGACGGCGCGGTCGAAGAATTAAGCACAGGCGACCTTATCTCCATACCGCTTGAAATGCTTTGCGGTCGTCCTGCAAGCGATTATTTCGTGCTTCAAGTGCGGGGCAACTCTATGTATCCCAAAATACTTGACGGTGACCGCGTGCTTGTTCTACGCACCGACAGCGTAGACAGCGGAACGACGGCGATTGTTCTGTACAACGGCGACGAAGCAACGATAAAAAAGGTTGTGTATTCCGTCGGCGAAAACTGGGTTGACCTTGTTCCAAACAACCCAGAATATGACACGAAGCGAATCTTTGCCAACGAATTTGACCAGTTCCGCATACTCGGCAAGGCAGTAAAACTGATACGAGATATTTGATTTTGTATAAGGTATATTATTTTTAGATATTATCTTATTTTTTTGGAGGATTACTATGGGAAAATGCACTATTTGTGGAAAGAAAGGATTATTTGTCAAAGTAAACGATAAAGGCGTTTGCAAAGACTGTGAGGCTGTTGCAAAAAGAAAGGCTACATTGGATTCGATTGAAAAGCGTTTGGCTGATAAAGAGGCTTTAATGCGTCAAGTTCAAGCCGAGGCTCTTGATAAAATTGACCGCCAAATTGATGATAAGAACAAAAAGCTCACAAGAATTAACACCGAAATTATTAACAAGACCGAAGAATTGTCAAATACTAACGATTCTTTGCAAAAGGCAATAAAGGACTGGGAAACCGCCAGTAAAAAAGTCGCAAAAATTAAACCTTTGTATAAGAGTTTTATGAATCAGTTTGAATCCGAGGACTTTTATTACAAAGTTTGTACAAACCCCGAAAGTGCTCGAAGAGAATTTGCGAGCAAGTTTTCTATCATAGAGGACGATGCTCTATATTCCCCGTCCGTCATATTGCATACACACAGTATGGATATGAAAGATCTGAGAAAAAAACTTAAAGACAACCGAGCAGCAATTGACGCCGTTACGCAAAAATATCTTGCGAAATACACCACAAAAGCAAATAAAGCCATTTACATTTTGATGACTATGGCATTAGAGGCGGAACTTCAAAACATTATTTTCTCAATGAACGGGAACAAACTTGACGTGTCCTTAAAATCCGTTGACAATGTAATTCAAAAGTATTTGAAAATCGCCTCGGACGGAAACCAAACGATTGTAAACACCCTTGTTCACTTCATCGGCGAAATTGAAACGCTATATAAAAATGTCGTACAAATCGAATTTGAGTATTACACAATCCGTGAACGTGTCAAAGAAGAACAACGAGCATTGCGTGAACAAATGCGTCAAGAAGCGGAAGAACGTAAATTGCTTGAACAACAACGTAAAAAGGTTGAGGAAGAAGAACGCAAGTATCGCAATGAAATCCTTAATCTTCAAGAGCAGCTGCAAGATGCAGACGAAGAAAAGCAGACTCAAATCAACGACCGCATCAACGAAATCAATTCACAACTTGAACAAGTTGAGAGCAAGAAAGAAGATATTATCAATCTTCAAAATGGTAAAGCAGGATATGTATATATAATCAGCAATCTTGGCTCTTTTGGTGATAATGTTTTCAAAATCGGTATGACGAGAAGATTGAATCCCCAAGAACGCGTAGATGAACTTGGAAGTGCATCTGTTCCTTTCCCGTTTGATATTCACGGTATGATATTCTCTGATGATGCTGTGTCATTAGAAAACAAGATGCATAAGATACTAACAAATCAACGCGTAAACAAAGTAAATTTCAGAAAAGAATTCTTTGCCATATCGATAGACGAACTGCAAAATCTCGTTCAAGAACTCGCACCAACAGCCGAGTTTAAGACGACTATGCTTGCTGAACAGTATAGGCAATCTCTGTCTATCGGAAATGGCGAAATGAGTAGTTTGAGCGATGAAATTAACCTTGATGAAGTAGCATCTGACACAGAAGATATTGACGATTAAACTATGCCAAACACATTTAAGTACAACATTCAAGAACGCGAAACCAAGAAGAACGGAACGCTTTACGACCTCTATTTTTATATACAAACTCCCGACGGTCGCAAACAAAAACTTCTGCGCGGCTTCAAGACAAAGAAACTCGCCAAACAGGCTTATGAGCAATTTATGGAAAAACACCTTGTTGCTCCCCAAAAATACGACGGAAAAAACATCGTCCGATATGAGCTTGCCAGACGTGAATATCTCGGATTCGCTCGAAACACCGTAAAAGAGAGTTCGCTGTATGATTTTATCCACACTGCCAAAAAGCATTATGACGATTTCTTTGCCGGACGAGATATGCAAACCGTCACAAAACAAGACATAATCGAATGGCAAGACCAGCTTTGGGCAAAAACCTACCGCGGAAAACTCTACACGCAAAAAACATTGAAAAAAATATATGGGCAGTTTTCCGTCTTTTATTCGTGGTGCGTTGAACACTACGGCTTTGACAACGCGCTGAAAGGCGTAAAAATGCCGAAACGAAAGGATAATAAAGAACCTCGCCAAATATGGACGGAAGCCGAATTTGAGCGTTTCATAGCCTCAGTTGACGATTTGCGATACCGCGCAATCTTCACCGCTCTTTTTTATTGCGGTTGCCGCGTCGGCGAACTGCAAGCTCTGCGCTCAACCGACTACGACGGACAACAGTTTTACATACACGGAACCCTCACGCGAAAAACGATGGACGGCTCGCCATATCGTATTACGGAAACCAAAAACTATAAGTCACGCTTTGTTCCGCTTCCCGACAAGGCAAAAAGAGTCATCGACTTGTGGATTGCTCAAAAAACACAAACCGCAATCCCGTCAACCTATCTGTTCGGCGGTTCTGCCCCCATATCCCTAAACGCCATACAAAACGCTATGACGCGCGGCATTGAAAAGTCTGCCGTAAAAAAAATACGGATACACGACTTGCGCCACTCATATGTTTCATTGTTGATGTCAAAAGGAGCGAACTTTGGAGTTATTGCCGCCCTCATCGGCGACACTCTCGAACAAGTGGTAAAAACATACGCACATCACACAGAGGAAGATAAGACAAACATAATCTCTCTTTTATGATTTTTTGATAATATTTGTGATAATAAAACAAGCGAAATTCCACGCAATTCCACGCAATTCCACGCATAAAAATACTGTATAAAAAACGAAAAACCCCACTGTTTAGTAGGATTTTTACATTTTTGGTGGAGATAAGCGGG